TTAACATATTTTTTATTTAATAATAAATTATATATTAATCTCTCGATAATATTATATAATTGAATTTTTGGAGGAATATTTTATGAATTCAACTACTTCTAAAAGTTCATTTTTACGTTCGGTTGTGGAAGAAATTAAATTCCATCTGGTGGGAACTGGATATAATTATGAACCGAAATTAAAACCAAGCGAAACAAAACCAGGGAGAATAACCCCTAAACATCAAAAGGAGATAACTAAGAAGATGCAGAAAAACCAGAAAGAATGGGAAAAGAAGCATCCTAATTAGAAAAAAAGAAGGAGGATTAATCCTCCTTCTTTTTTATTTAAAACTGAATAGGTTTTAAAATGTTGTATTTGTTTGGAAATATTTTAGGCATAGCAACAGTTAAGATCATTGATTCAATTAACTTTTCAGTCGATTCTATTGTGTCGCGTTCAATCATTGAATCTAATATAGTAAATACATCACCTATAATATCATTTTTATCACATTCAGCTAAAGCATTTCTTATAGCTTTCAAAGATTCTTTCCGTTGTTTTTGTTGTTCTTCGATAACTTTTACAACAGTGCGACTGCTAAATAAAGATTCTAAATTTATAATAAAATTCAGCTGTTCTTTACATAGTTTTATTTTTTCTTCAGCAGATGTGATATCACGTTTTATAATATCTAAAAGTGTTATCATGTGAACACTTTTATCTTTACATTTTGAAGAAAGACTTTCATAGTCTTTATTACGGCTCGATACCTCACCTTCAAATTTCATGATTTGACATTTTAAATAAATTTTCAAATCTTCTACATTTTTTGGTGAATTTGTGATATCTAATACATAATCATTAAATAAGTATGTAATAGCCTCTTTAGTCTTTTCACTATCCCAATTCCATCCCATATTGTTCCTCCAATAAATAAAAAATCAGAAGGGAAGAACCCTTCTGATTTTCTTGAAATATATTATTTTAAACGAATTTCATAATGATGAATTCTCGATGTATTGAGTTTGTCCATTACTGGCATAGCCTCATAATCTTTGAATCCAAGTTTTTTGATCTTTGTCAAAAACTCTTCCTGCTCATCATTATTGATGAATAAATTCTCGTTAGTTGTTTTACATTCAACGTAACGGATTCCATCTTTTTCCTTAATACGATTGTCTTTAATCGCATCAAGGCTAATTCGTAAATGTTTAGTCATACGACCTCCTCACATTAATAATATATAAATTTATTCAGTATTAAATCGACATTTAAATATATTATTTTAAAGGAGATATATTATGGGAAATTCTAATATATTTTCATGTGAACGTAAAGTAATCGATCTTAACTCAAAAGATATGTTTTCAATTGAATCTTTTACTACTCTTCAGAAATTGTCTGGAGATAAAATAGATCCTAAAACAAGAACTATTCACGATATGCTTTGGATTTCAATGGATTCTATTTCTAGAAATAGATCTGAATATGAATCTGCTGGATATTGGGAAGCTATGCATTCTCCTTATATTCAGGAACTTCTTCATCGTGGTACTTGGTTTGGCGAACTTGATCATCCTGATGCAAACTGTTCTCGTGAACGTTTCTTGAAAGTTGATAAAGATAACATATCACATCGTATGTTACGTTATAATAGAGTTGGAAATGATATCCGTGGTGATATCCAGTTTGTTAAACCTAAAGGAGATACTCCTTGGGATTGGGTTGAAAAAGGATCAAACATTTCTCTTTCTACTCGTGTTCTTACTCCTAATTATGAAGAACGTGAAGATCAGGATGGTCCATACATTCATAAATTTGGAAAGATGCGTCTTGTAACATTCGATTGTATTTCTTCTGCTCCAGGATTTAAACAGGCTTCTATTGTTGAAAATGTTGATTCCTACGATGCTTCTCAGGAAAACTGGAAAGGACTTAACATTCACTGGACAGCTGGAAGAAAGAAAGAAGAATTTATGAATCTTCTTACTTCACAGGAATCACTTCCTATTATTGAAGATATTTACGGTTTCAATATGAAGGATGTAAAGAATATTTCTTATTCTGAAGAAGGACTTATTTCTCTTACAATTAAAGAGAATAGTGAATATTCACAGTCTATTAAGATTCCTACAAATGTTTACAAAGTAAACCAGATCCTTTGCGCTGGACGTTAATTTAAATGGAGGTCTAGCGAATGATTTCAAGAACTAGATTACTTTCAAGTTTAGAAATCTCGGTTGGACCTAAGATCATGGGACTCATTTCAGAAAACATGATCAATAACGTTCTTAACGTAAAAGTCTTACCAAGATTCTCACAGTGGTATCCTAAAATCTATGATGTAAGAATTCGTAGAGAGGATGCTATTCCTTTTAAAGATTATTCGGGAAAAATTACTAATTATGGAACTTATCGATTACCAAATCAATTCGATGTACCTTGGATCGATGAGCAGGAAGATATTGAATGGTTCGATATCTACGATTATCAGATAGGTGGTAATGATATTTCTGATGTATACACTGGAGGAAACTTCATGTTGAATCAGATGTTTTTGTCAGCTAAAGCTGCTATGCCACATACTAGATCTTATTATTTAGTAACTTTCCAGGAACCAGATCTTTTGATTGTAGATCCGCCTCAGCAGGCTCATCGAGATTTTACAGTTCAAATGAAAGCAAACAGAACTTTAAAAACTATTCCTAAGAATATTCAACCACTATTTGAAGAATACTTCATAGCTTATATGAAGTTTGCTATATTCAATAAGTATAAATATGAAAGTGGAAACCAGTCATTTGGTGGTGTTGATATTGAAACTAAAATCGATGATTATAGTAATGCTGAAAGTGAAATTAAGGAATTAGAGGAAACATTCGAAAAAGATTGTGTACTCAATCCTGAAACATTCCAGGTTCAGTGTCTCTATCAGAAAAAAGGATAAAAAAAGAAGGGAGGACAATCCTCCCTTCTTTTTATATTAATCTACACATTAACATATTTATGTATAAATACATTTATGTGATACAGGGTCGATGCCTATTTTACGGATAAATTGATTTCTTGTCAACAATTCGAAAACCGTTTTAGGGAAACCGTTTTCGTCCGGAACGCTATAATAGTGTTTGTACAGATCTGACATAACTTTTTTCACTTCCTTGATAAAAGTTAAATTTAAGAGAGGGTGTTCTAGCACCCTCTCTTATCTTTTATCATTATTATAATATATAAAAAAAGAAGAGAGAATTATTCTCTCTTCCTTTATTGTTTTTTAGAAATCGTTCATGAGTTTTTCATGATCTTCATCAACCATGTCTTTAACATCGTCCATGAAATCTTCATACTCATCATCTTCAACCTCATCTGCAAGAGATCCGATTTCGATGTTTGGAACATCTGGAAGAATATCTGGAGCGATTTCGTCACCATCAAGAATAACAACACCAATTCGAATCAGTTGGAAGAATAACTACTTCCAAATCTTCTGTGGTCCATTTCTGACGCTGACCAGTTGGAGCATAAATGATATTGTTAAGATAATAGAAATCATCCATGACGTTTCTCATAAATGCTGTTCCCATATAGTTTCCAACCATAAGGAACACTTCTGATTCCGTACAATCAGTGAAATATCTTTCATCGATTGTTTCCTGAACTTCATTGTTTGTAAGCAATGAAACTTTGTAACCGGCCCATTCACCATCAATTGAAGATTCGCTGTGTTTCTCATCGAGTTTGAAATTTACCCGTTCAACAAGAATCTTCAAAGGTTTAATGCCTTTTTCATCCAATCCGTTAAATGTTGATTCAGAAACAACATTTCCAATTGTTATAGTTCCAATTTCTTCATCACTTAAAAATCTCATACTTTATCCCTTAGCTGTTTTTATTTATTAATGAAGTTACAGCTATCACTTCTATTCATTATTATAATATATAAGAAAAAAAGAAGGAGAAATAATCTCCTTCTTTTAAATGTTGAGGGTTTAATTAACACATATTGGTATCCATGAATTCAATCAGACCTTCGACAGTATCATCGATGTTATCATCATCAAGAATAATAGCTGAATGAAAGTTTGTTGTTGAACTCATATTGGTTACAGCTTTACGTATAATTGTTACGTATTCATAACAACCACGTTCACCACCACTAAGACCAACTGATACAATTTTATTATCATAGTCTTTGATTTTATCAATGAGTAGTGTCGCATGTTCCTCCTTTGTTGAAGGATCCAACATTACATTCAATGTGTTTTTAAACCAATTGTCTTTTTCCATTTCTTATACCTCTACAAATATAATATATAATAAAATTGTAAACAGTTTCATATAGGAGAATAAAATGTTTAAATATCCAAATTTTAGTAAAAATTTAAAGTTCTGCAATGCTTTATATAAAGACATGGTTGAGTATATCACTGAATACGGATATGTTATAAATCCAAAAAACGCATACATTTCCAATGGATATACATTCAATGAAATTTCTAGATTACCAGTAAATGAAGCTGAAGCATATACAGCTTTACAAAATTTAAACAGAACGATTTATAACGTTATAACATTATTAACAATGCGATTGGATACATTAACTTATAATGTCGAATTGATTCATGTAACTGATAAACGTAAACAAATGCAACTTATTAGTGAATGTAGAAAAAGCATCAGCATTGCGATGAAATCTATTTATGCATCTATAGCATTTACAGATATTATCAAAGAAGATGTTGAACTAAATAATTATACTTTGAACGGTATCAATTTTTATGATTTGATCGATATTAAAGTTAAAGATTATATAGCTTCTGATCCTGATTGTTTAGAAGAATATAAATCTATTTATAAAAAGTTTAAGAAAAAAGAATGGAAACTTCATGATAAGTTCATCGATTTTTTGAAACTTAAATGGATACAATTTAAATTATCTGTATCTTGGCTTATTGCTGATCCAGAATTATCATTTGAACAAGTTGCTAATAATGTATCTCCATATCCTTTAGATGAGACTCGAAAAGTTTATGGATATATGTTTGATGAATGTGTTGATAAATTAAATTATGCCGTAGAACGTTTAAACAATCCGATCATTTTAAATCTATTAACTAAATACAAATCTGAAAATTTACTTGATTATTTTCCAGAAAAGTTCAATTCTGATAAACGTTATTCTAAAGAATATACTGCAGAAGAACTTAAAGAATTTAGTGAAGAATGTGATAAGTTTATTACTATGATTTGTGACGATATAGTTAATCTTGAAAAGATGGCTAATTCCACAGCATTGTTAAATAAGTTTATCCAGAAAAATGTTTCAATGCTAATATTCAATTATAAACTTTACAAATAAAAAAAGAGGACCCTCCGTGGTCCTCTTAAAATTATTTTATAATTTTTAGTTAATCCCTTCCTTGAGTTTAAATTCGTTTACATTGGATACGCTTATAAGATGTAAATCTGTAGCGTACAACATGTCCATAATCAGATCATTCTGTCTTGCAATCATGACCGGATCAGTTTCATCTGAGCGATAAATTCGTGAGAGCTCCTTTTCAAAATGTCTTTGAACTAATAAATTAATTTTTTCAACAACAACCATTGAAGAAAATTCAATTTTATTAGGAACATTTTTGTATTCTTCATTGAAATGTTTGAGAAGTATTCTTTCATACTTTTCTCTCATTTCTTCGAACACTTTATTATGTTCAGCTCTTGCTCTTTCGAAATCATCATTCGAACTATCTAACATTGTAGACTTAATTAAACCCATAATTTTACTCCTCTTCTATGAGATATTCTAGTAATATAATATATAAAAATAATCTATCTATGTTTTGTTATGAGATCAGTTTTTGTAAAATCTTGCAGATGTACGTTTTTAAGATAACCACATTCTGCAATTAATAATGTCGTCCTATAAGTCTTTTCAAAATGATTCGAACGGACTACTTTCATTTTTATAAATTCATCCATTTGCCAACCTTCTCCGGTAGATAAATCAAAAACTATAATAGTTTTATCATTAAACATATCACCCTGTTTAGGCATTATTTCTCTTATTTGTTTTTTATTAGTTATTTCATTACGTTCTAAAACACCAATAAATAATCCTGTTTCACAATGTTTAGTTAACGTCATCTTTATATCCTCCTAGCGTAACTCTATATATTTTTCAAGAAATTTGTCGAAATCATAATCTTCGATAGGTTCATAACATGAACATTTTGTTCTAGCTGATAATGGGATTAAATAATACTCATGTGATAATGGATTGAACATTGATCCATTTTCATTCGGCGGATACTTGGTACTTTTAGCTAAATTATTTTTATCAACCCATTTATTAAATTCTCTTAACTTTTCATCGGAAAAATAATGTTTATCTTTACTATATTCTTCAAACTGTTTAAGATATTGGGAATGTAAATCGCATAAACGATTATGTCTTAATCTTTGTTTTTTAATATCCAATGTTGGATAATATTCTTTAAAATCTTCTAATGGATAAAATGGTGTGCCTCTGATATTCATAGATGGGTTACCCATATAAACATCAATATTGTCTTTAAAATGTTTACACTTGTAACATAGGTGTTTATTGAACCATTTCTTGTCTTCATCATAGATTTTTCGGTCAATTTCGTCCTCAAAACACTTATTTAACCATGGCGATAGATTAAATAGACGAAATATTGGATAACCATCAATTACTTGTTTTTCAATGTAAGAGAATACTTTATCTCTAAATGCATCTGAATCCAAATCTTCTTCAGAATTGTAAATAATATCATCCAATTCTTCATCCATACTCCAAATAGAATGGTCACAAATTATATTGTGAACCAAACCCCATTTAACTGGATAGTTTTCACCAAATGCTTCTTGACCATATATTTCTAAGAATTTTATAAAATGCTTAAATAAATAAATTTTTTTAAGTTCTGATAAATTTTCTTTTTCTCTATGATTCATATTTGTAATCTCCTATATATTGACATTAAGATGTACCATAGATTTTAATTTTTGTAATTTTAAAAAATCTTTGGAATATATAATTATAGGACGATAAAGAATTTTAGACTTGGAGTTATAATTATGAAAATGGGGACTTTAGGTTCGTACGATAGTACAACTGATTATTCTGAATTTAAACGACGTAAACCTAATAAAAAATATAGATCACATTTGGTATCTGAGCGATTTTTGCTCATGATTATAAAAGTTTTGGCTAGTGATATTACTGTTAATCGTCGGTCACTTGCTAATATAAAAAGATTTTTGACGATTATCGATAGAGATTATTATTGTAGAAGTGAAAACATTGAAGCGATGCTTCTTGTTTGTGATTTGTTAGTTTCAATAAGAACTAAAAACCCACATGGAGTTTCATTAGAATCTTTAACTTATAAAGTTGAAAATTTATTAGTTGAACCTTATGATAAAGTAAGAGATCAACTGATTATTCCACAAATCAATGTTAGTAAGGATGAACTTCCTGAAGAAGATTTGGAATATATTACAAATACACTTGATCAGAATCTTAAGTTTTCTTATATCTTGGATGTTAAAGATAATCTTATTGAACTTACAAATGATATTGAAACTTCATCTTATACAGATTTTCCTGGATTATTACGACAGTATCGTGATTTAGTTACAGGAATTATGAACTTTTTCAGAAGCACAGATTCAAGTTCTATGACTAATGAAATTGTTCATACAGCAGATCCAACATTCTTGGATATTATGTTTGATACATATGAAGCTATTCGTAATCCAGCATCAGCATTACAGACAGGATGGCAAGCATTAAACTCTGCTCTTGGTCCTCGTGGTGGATTCCAGAATAAAAACTTATATTGTATTCACGCTAACACAAACTCATTTAAATCAGCTATGCTTCTTCACATATCACGTATGATTAAAGAGTATAATGCTGGAAGAGTTATTGAAGAATATAAACGAACTGGAAAGATTCCAACTATTCTTCATATCAGTATGGAAAATGACAATGATGAAGATAATGAACGTTTATATAAAACTGTAGTAAAGAAAGATCTTGGTAAATGTACATCTAGAGAAGAACTTAATCAATCGTGGGAACATCATTTTGGATGTAATTCTGATGATGAAGAAAATCCTATTGATATTTCATTCTTACATGTTGATGCTCGTTCATTGAGTGTTGATGAGATTGATATTATTATCGAGAATCTTGAAGAAGAAGGTTATAAAGTTATTGCTTGTGTTCTTGATTATCTTGGTTTGGTTAAACCACGTCAGGAAGATATGGGTAAAGATAACCGACTTCAGTTGAAAAATATAGCTGATGATTTATTATCATTGGCAAAGAATAGAGATATTCCTGTTATTACAGCTCATCAGATTAACCGTTCTGGTGGTGCGGTTCTTACAAATTTAAAGAACCAAGGTGGAATAAATGCTATTTCACAAATGACTAACGAATTCATTGGTGAATCTTATGGTATTGAACAGGCTGTATCTTGGTCAGCATTCATTGATATTGAAATTCATGGTGAAGATAAATGGTTAATGTTTAAACGAAATAAATCTCGTTATAAGAATAAGTTTGGAACTGAAACATTTGTAATGAAAATTAGAGATGGTATTATCATTGACGATGATATCTTCTTATCAACACCATTGTCTCTTCCTAAGATTCCAGATGGAGTTGGTGCAGATGGATCAGCAGCTATTCAGAATCAGGGATCTAGAGGCGTTATTGATATTCGTGACGAGAAACATAAAACTCCACCTAAAGATCACCTTATCAAAGTTAAACCTTCTAATGAAGAACGTGAAGACTTCCTTAATATGGAAGAGAAAATTCCTGTTCAGTTCATTGATTGGAATAATTGGCTTGATTATATTGATAGTTATGAATTTGAAGATTTCTATCAATCGGCTGAAGGTGAAATGTATGTTGATAGTATTGGATTCTACATTGGTGAAACAGAATATATAAGTTCTGATCTCAATGATGAAATCGCATACGATGTAGCTTAAATTAAATTTAGTAGGTAAATAGAAGATTCGGAGGTCCTAAAAATTCTTTATCGGAAATTATCGGCAAATTATAACTACTCTGAAACTTTGTTCCCTTTTAAATTACTGGATACCTGGTTGTCAACCAGGTATCCTTTTATTTTTTTTCTTATTACAATATAATATATTTACCTAGAGGGCATATTATGATAAATCATTCTAATATATTTTCTACATCTTTAGAAAAAGTAGAAAAAGATGATCATTTTGCTAGTATGGAGTCCCTCGAGGACAAAAAACAAGAACAAAATGATATAATTCAGCATAATATCCAATCTTTTGAAGCTGACGATGAAACATTTGAAGATGCTGCTAATGAAGAATCTTCTGGTGGAGACGATGGTATGGGAGATATGGATGCCGATATGGACGCTCTTGACAGCATGGATGATTCCATGGATGGGGGAGATTTCGGAGGAGACGACATGGGTGGCGACGACTTCGGAAGTGATAGCGGCGATGATGCTGATGGTGGTGTAGATAATCTAGAAAAAAATAGAGGATCTTCACTTAACCCTTTCACCCAAATACATCAGAAAATCTATCTTATTGGTGAGTTGAATGAACTGTCTGACTCCATCCAACATACAATAACTGAGTATAACTCCATGTACGCTGACTGGTCTGAATTAAATCAGCTACGTGAGCTCAAAACGATGTTAGATGAAGAACGTAACTCATTCATTATGCAACAAAATCCGGAAAATTTAATTAAGTTGAGGTTGTACATGAATCAATACGAGACTATAGTTAAAAAACTCAGCAGTATGATAAGTGATAAAGCTAAACGTGATAGCAAACAGTCTGAGACTAATAAAGCTAATCCGGTTAGTAAAAATTAAATTCCTTTAAATTATTTAAGGAGAATAGAAATGACTAATTCATTTAATCCGTTATCTCGCGAAGATATCGCTAAGGTATATGAAGCTCACTCAAGAGATCATGCCCAGTCATATTACAAGTCAATGGAACGCTATCAGCGTGAACTTCAGAAGCTGGTTGGAACAAAATCAGTATTCGGTAAAGAAGGTTGGGGCGAAATCCTTGACAATGACACACTTTTCAACAAAGCTAAACAGCTTTCATCTGAAATGTTTGCTGGAAACACAACTCTCCAGGGCCGTTTCAATCGTCTTATGGACAACACACGTGAAACAGCAACTTCTGTAGATAAGAATGGTTTCGGTATGGAAGGATGGGGTGGCGGTACAGCTGTATACGCTTCTTCACAGGGTGGTTTCGCTCTTGGTGCAACACCATTCATTATTGGTGGTTGGCTTGCTTCAGCTCGTTCTGAAGAAATTTTCCAGCACATTGACAACAAAAACAACATGCGCTTGGAATTCGAATACAACATCGACTACATGCAGATCGGTGATGAAAAATTCTACTTCCCACAGTGCTTCCGTGAAGGCGAAATTGTTGGATTCAACAAATTGCCACAGGTAGACTGGGTAACACCTAACACATCAAATGGTGCATACAATGCTCCAGAAAACTGGTGTGGTGATGACATGTTCATCTTGCTCGATCCAACATCTGGATCTGACACAGCAGGTGTTTCAGGTAACCTTTTAGCAGTTTCTGGCCGCAATAAGATGAAGTATGGTATCGAACCAAACTATCAGCTTACAGCTATCAAATTCCAGAATGGTGCTGAAGAAAAAACACTTCGTACAGAAATGCACTACTCAGTAATGGTTGGTGCTACAAACGAACGTGATATGAAGACAACATACACATTGAAAGATGTTGCAAACTTCGATGAACCAATCACTCTCCAGATTTACATGCGTGTAAATATCGATAATGGTGATTTCATCCTCTTCGTTAAAGCTCCTTCTCCAGAAGCTATGGCAATTATCAAAGGTTTCAAACTTGATGCTAAAGTATCAAATGAAGCTAATGAACTCACAAACATCCCAACAATGGGTGTAGACAAATATCAGTTCATCCGCGAATGTGAATACCGCAACTATGCTAAAGTATCACTCAACGAATACATGGCTGATAACTTCCGTATTGGTGGAAACAATAACATCTCTTATGCTGCTTATGCAACAGACAAGATGCTTCAGTACACAGTAGCTAACCGCGAACTCGAAGCTGAAGAATTCCTCATCAAGAACGTTCTTGATGACACTGTAGATATCAATACATTCGAACTTACAAAGAAAATGGGTGGATTCATCCAGAATGGTCTCTCATTCGCTATTTCTAAGTTCACACCAGGTCTTGGTCTCCAGGATTACAAATTCGGTCTTAAGAACTACCTCAACAAGGTACTCGCTACAGCCGATACAGATCTTAATATTCCAGCTTCTGTTAAACGTGAATGGATCCTTATGGGATACGATTCAATCGTTACAGAATTCCCAGAAATTAAGTACGAAAACTCTGCTGTTAACCTCCAGGAACAGGCAGAAGGTTCAGCTGTTAATGAACACTATGGATTCGCAGTTGATACAAAATGTGGATACGTTGATAACCTCGGTCGTTCTGTACGTATTATCGGTAATACTGATAAACGTTGGCAGGAACGTGGTTCAGCTGTATACGGTGCTCTCCGCACATTCTCTATGGAATATCCATTCCTCGTATACTACCCACATGCTATCCGTATGTTTACTGCTATTGATGCTGATATGCCTAACCGCACAGCTATCATTCTCGGTGGACGTGAATTCCGTGGTCACTTCGCAGCTGCAGCTATTAAGCTCAACCTCGAAGGTGTACTCGATGGAACAGGAATGCCTGTAAACAACTTCGACCAGCAGATGGATAACTCTAAAGTTGGATACGAATTCACAACAAAATAAGCTTTTAGCTTAGTTGAGAATTTAACTAATTTTGGATAAATAGATAGGTGGGATACCCCACCTATCTATATTTTGCAAACATACATTTAAACATTATATATTATAATACTGCAAACGTGGAAATATCTAGATTCAAATAATTCATTTTGGATTATTTGAATTGTATGATATATGATGGTGACCTGATACGAAAAAGGACCATCTGGTAGAATACATAATGGCTAAACACCTACCATGAAATTCTTGGACAGGATTTCTAAAATAAAGTTCGTCATTAGGTAGCTGATCGCCTATGTGGACTACAAGATCAGTGTTCGTGCCGGACGAAAAGGCAACAGTCATTCTTGGGAATGGAAAGATTACTAAAACATCTTTAAAAAGAAGGTCCACACATATATCAACATTCTAGGACGCTAGGATGGATTGATATATGCGCTTCTTTTTTTCTTAACTGGACACAATAATATATGGATAATAAAAATAATACAAACAAATCGACTCCCCTACCAACAAACTTATTTGATAAACAGATGAAAGAAGCTAAATCTGGATTTCAAATAAAGATTATTCATAAAGGGGAAACAGAAAAAACTTCTAAGGAGAAGAAATAATGGAAACATTCATTAGAACACCAGATATGCCTGGTGTGCATCAGACAGCTGATGTTTCTGAAGTTATGCCTTCAGACTACGAATTATCACCTATTGTTAGATCTTGGAATGATCGAAACTATGATGGTAATACAGGATCATATTTCGATACTAATCCTGATTTGAATGCTAAACGTTTGCACGCATCTTACAATGATATCATCAATGTTGTCAATAAGTGTGTGGAACGTGGTGCTGGAATTATCTGGGATTCTTACCAAGAATTTATCAAAATGAAATCTGGTAATCCTTCAAAGTATAAAGAAGCTATCGATGAACTGGAAAACATCAATGCAAATTCTTTGTTCTGTGCTTTCCATACTAGACTCGATAACCTTACAAGAAACAAAAAACTTGTTAATTCTTTATTAGAAAATGACAATTGTGAAACGGAAAATGTTGAGACATCTATAACTTCATCAGCTGATGAAAAATTTAGACGTTTCTACAGGGCTGTTCTTGGAGATAATCCAAATTCGGATATCCCTGCATTACTTAATAAAGAAGGTTATCTTGATTCTATCGCTCAGCTTCGTTATGAATTACAGACAATAAATTCGAATATACATTTCGATATTGAAAACTGTATCGAATACACTGTACATCGTAGAGATTGTGATTATCCAGTAGCCCATTTAAATTCAATCGCTTTTAAGATCAAACCTTATCTTGAAGGTGTATCATCTAATGCTGGAACTGCTGCAGGAGATTCTATTCCTATTGTAGGTTATAGAGTATGTATGGATATGCATAAACTCATCATCTGGATGCTCTCTAACTGTACAATGCCTGATGAATTGCCTGAAGCTCTCGAAATGTCTGAAAACGTTAGAGATGAATACGTTAAAACTGTAATTGGTGAATACTCAGGATTTGGAGAAAGAATTGCAAGACGTATTGTTATGGAACTGTTTGATCAGAACTATAACATTCATGGTAATTGGACTCGCTTCTTAAACAAATTCATGTCATCATATAATAAGATGCTCGAAGATGAAGATTTATCAAATCTTATTAGTAAGATTCAGTACTTTGCAAATGGTTCATCTACATTAACTGATTCTGCTACAACATCGAAGGTATCTTTAGGAGCAGATTCCGAATTAATTAACAACATTCTTGTAAAAGTAAATAAAAGTGAAGATAATAATGATTCATTTATTAATCAGTTATTCGTTGCTATTTCATCTAATACTGAAACAAATAAAGGAGACTTTATACTTCATCAGACTACAGTATTGTTTAAGAAAACATTCTCTGTATTCTTTGAAGATGCTGTATTATTGAATTTCTTTAAAGACAATCAGTCTGAGCATTATGCTAAAAACATTAAACTCATAAGCTATGCAAGAGAGTTTAATAAAAATTATGATATTATTGATCTGTTAGGAAAAGCTTCATCTATTTCAGATTACAATGTTCGTGATTTTATGCAGACAATAATTGGAGAAGTAAAACAACTCAAATGTATGGTTTATGATCCAGCTAAATTGTCAAATGGTGAATATGCATCATGGTTATATAGTAAATTATCAAGAGAAATTTGGCTCCGTATAACTAATTCCGTAATACTCGCTTCAAAACTTATTTCTACAATGGAACAGGTAAAACCTCGTTATGAAGAAATTGATACATTCAATAAAGTTTATTCAGCATTGAATAGATTTGTTGATAATGTATACAGCAATTTCTTAAGTATTTTATCTGAGGCTAGATTTGTTCCAAGAAAACGTGGATACTTTAGCGGTGTATATTCGTACGATCCAATGCGTAGAGTACGTGAAATTTATAATATTTGTTACAACTATTCTAAACCTGTTGTATCGACAGACATTCATAAATTTGACGAATTATTATCTTCTAAGAAATCTAAAGACAGTATATCTAATGCTTCAATTGATGCAGGATTTATAGTTTCTTATGATGTATCCGATAATTATTGGGACGAATTAAAACATAATTTCGTTATGGCTTTAAAGCGTCGAGATGTTCTCAGTATCGACTTCTAAAACATTCTTATCTCTCAGTTTGAGAGAATATAACATAATTTATTCTTATATATTGTGTTTCTGTATGATTGCGGGCAAATAGTAATATTTGCCTAAGATTATCCAGTTTAATCTTAATATGGGAGGTAAGGATATGTTGAAGAAGATCTTGGCTAAAATTCGCGAATGTTTTACTATTGAAATAGTTCCTTTAAAAAGAACTATCGATACTATTACATTTACCGGATCTAGCTCTACACAATCAACTATGGATAATCTGACTGTACAGAACTTGTCATTCTCGAGTATTTACTCGAGATGTAAGTAGATGTATTCAGCTTATCTATGACGTTGGATTTGTGGAACGAGCAACAAAACTTCAATGAAACTTACACCGAATGTGAACGTATTAATCGAATGATAAGAGATTTTCAATCTACTGGAAGAACGATGTCTGGATTATTTATAAAAGACAATGATTACGGTAGAAATGATAGAAAAAATCCGTTTGTAGAACGTACTATTTCTATGGGAGACAAATCCAAAACTGTAAAGAAACCATCTAAATATAAGAAACTTAAATGTGTTTTGACTATTGGTGGTGTTGTAGGCGTTGGATATCTTGGATACAAATATATCTATAAACCTCTTAAAAAAGAATATGATGCTATGCTAGATAGAGTGATTGTTAAGTGTGAATCAGAGCAACCTATGGATGGTCAAATTAGACGTTTAACTCCATTAGAACAGTTGGCATTCGATCACAAATATGGTAGAAACCAAATTACACTTGATCCTAGTCAGTATGAAATTCATGAATCTGAAGATTAATATATTTTAATCATTGATCAGAAGGAGGGATATATTCCCTCCTTCTTTTTTTTATATATTATTTCGATGAATACATACAAATATAATAGGAGATTAATTATGGATTGGGCTAAAATTGTTGATGATTTAATGGCTAGAGCTTTATCAACGACGTATGAAGGTGAACGTGCGATATGTTTGAAAAAGTTAAATGAAATCAAACTCAAATATAACATTACCCCTGGTAATGAAACGAAAAAAGATAAAAAGTATCAAATACCAATTGAACGTCTTAGAGAATTATTTGTTGAAACGTATTTCCCTTGGTATCTTAAAAATTCTATTTTCGTAAATGAAGAAAGAATACTTTATCATTTTTCATCATTTAAATTAAGAGAAATCTATAAAGATAAAGTTCATAGAGATATACCAACAAGTGCTTCTAAAAAATATTTAACACATATGCGAGATATTGGTATATGGGCTAAAGATGAATTAGAATATATTAAATCTCTCCCATCAATTTTGGAAAGTTTATATTATTTCAATTATTATGTTGAAGTTGATAAAACTTTTGGAGTTTGGTGTGCATCACCGTTAGAATTCGCTGAAGCTAATGGATCAGTTGAAATAATAACAGATAATTTCAATGATGAATTTATTAATAAGAAAACCAAATTTATGGAAAAAATAAACAATGGTTATTATGATCCAGATATTAAATCATTATTTAATCCTGAATTGTTAGAAGATTAAAAATTGAAACTGGGAAATTATTCCCGGTTTTCTTATATATTATAATGATGGAGGTAAGATAAATTGGATAATTTATATTATGAGACATTTGGAAGAGTTGATGGTGAACTCTATGATGATGAATTATCTGTAATCGAATATGAAGATAATTATAGTAATAGAGAATATTATTCGAACATCAGATTGATGGAAAAGGTTATACTATTCTTAAACAAGTAGTATGGGATGATCCTGATCCGGAAGCTGAATATCCTAAAGCTACAGTTCTTGAAAAAGATATTGTATCTTTGGATGAAGCCATTAAAAAATCAAAAACATATTTTGAAGAATCTTAAATAACTTCATAATCTGTAAAAAAGAAACTGATATTAGTATCGGTTTCTTTTTTTATTTTTTCACATCTTAATATATGATACATTCGGATACTACTAATAAAAGCTTCTTAAAGATGCATTATATTTTGAAGAATATGGGTATTTCGAATAACACATTCTTCTTGCAACTTTATGATGAAACCTTGCATGGAATAGATCCTTTGGATGAAGATCACTTGACACCGGAACAAAAACTTCGTGTTCATTTAGAGATTCAGAAAAATCCTTGGTACTATTTTCGCGAAATTGTTAAAATTCCAATGACTGATAGTAAACTCGATTTTGAATTAACTCGAGCTACTCTTGCTATTCTTTGGTCATTAATTAACGACTTACATAGTTACGTAGTTATTCCTCGACAGTGTTATAAATCTTACACTGTAGCTTGTTTCTATTCTTGGCTTATCTATTGGGGAGCTAAGAACTTTACAGCTGCTTTCTTTGCACAGAATGATGGTCTTGTTACTCAGAACTTAACTCGTGTAAAAGATATTCGAGAATCTCTACCAGAATATTTAAACTTAAAATCTAATGCAGATACCGATAATCAACATAGTATTGTTTACCGAGCTGGAGAATTTACTAATACTGTAATCACTCGTGCTCCTGGTATGAATGAAGACGCTGCCAATAACGTTGGTCGAGGTGCTTCTACTATGGGTCAGTGGTATGATGAGTTTGCCTTCATTCCTTATATTTGGGTGCAATATGGTGCTGCAATTCCTGCTTATTCTACAGTTGCTAAAGCTGCAGAAAGAAATGGTTCACACCATCATATTATCATTACTACTACTGCAGGTAATAAAAAATCTAAAACTGGTGCTTGGGCATATGAATTCCTTCAGAATTGTGCTCCTTTTACAGAATTACTTTATGATAAATGTGATTTTGATCAATATGGTAATCCTGTACGAGTAAATACTGAAGAAGTAAAAGAATATATTAGAAATAATAATACTGGACAGCAGTTCTTACGTATTGAATATCAATGGTATGAACTTTCTAAACCAATGAATTATCTTGAAGAGATGAAAGCATTGATGCCTGGTCTTGATGAATTTAATCGAGGTGTTCTTAACATTTGGTCAGATTCAAATGCAGATCACCCATTAGGACAGGAACGTGTACAAGCTCTTGAAGAAATGGCTATAGATCCATTAAAGATTATTATGGTCGATAAGATTTATGTAACTAAATTTTATCGTGATCCGAATCTTTGTAGATCTCAATCACATCACATTGTATTTGGTATGGACTGTGGTGGTAACACTCGTCGAGACTATTCAACTCTTGTAGGTGTAGATGTTTGTAACTCTGAAGTAGTATTTACTATGCGTGTAAATCAGTATTCTATTAACCGATTTGCTCGAGCTGTAGCTTATATTTTACTTTATATGTTCCCTAAATCTATACTTGTTGGTGAACGAAACTTTGTCGGTGTACCAGTATTGGAAACTATTGGTGAACTTATTGGATACACTCGTATCTATAAAGATAAAGATGAAGAACCTGGTGTATCTATGGTACATCATCTTCGTGAAATTATGTATGGTGATGTACTGCGTGTTTCTGTTATTGAACAGGGGCATATGATTCACGATCATACTATTACTGATGAAATTGCAGGATTGATCACTAATAAAGATGGACGTATTGACCATAAACAATCTGGTGGACATGATGATACTTTGATTGCTTATCTATATTGTAGATGGTTTATTATGTTCTGTAAGACTAAAGGTCGATATATCGATGCTGCTTTCTTCAATTCAACTATTACATCATTAACCGCAAGTAGTGAACAAGTTGCTTACGATTATGTTATGGGTAATAAAGGAGTTATTATGGAACTTAATAAAAGTTTCGAACAACGTGACAGATCAAATGATCATATTGCTCTTAGAATGAAAAATGCTATCGATGGAGCATTATCAGATCAATTGGATACTACTGAAAGACTTATGAGTGATAGAGAATCATTTATAGGTGTTTATGATGATAGTCCTAAGATTAACAGGGATGATATCGATGTTGATACTATTGCTGAAGAATATATGGATGAACATCATGAATATTCAGAAGATCTTGATAAGGATGATCCTGAAAAAGTAGCAGCTAAAACTGAAGAACAGCGAGATACTTCAGGCGATCCTCAGAATATATTCGCATTCCATTTTTAAACAAAAAAATATAATAGGAGAACTTTAATTATGTTAAATGATGATAATGGTGATTATGTAGGTTCTAATGAAGAACAGCACGTACTTGCTAATAATATTCAATTCGAAGATATCATCAGAAACATAAATATGCAATGTGCAGTTACAAATCCTGGAGTAGATCCTACAGATTTCTTCCAGGTATTTGTAAAAGAATATTTAAGACTTCCAGATCACGAGGATCTGGAAGACTGCACAATTTATGTTGATGATAGATTAAGTGAAGAAGATAGAAAGAAAATTCATGAATTTTGTGCAGAAGTCTCAAATATTTATACAAATTCATTTGGTTTAACTTTATCAGATGAAGCAAATATTTATCAGTTGTATTGTGTTTATAAAATTTTTGTATTACATATTGCTGATTATTTTGTATCATATGTTTTAGGCCTCCAGAAAATTGATGAAGATTTCGTAGAAGATATTCCTAACTGGAATGAACTTTCATATAGATACTTTTTGGAAAAAATAAACCATACTCAAGTTAATGAAAATACAAAACCACAGATAGTTGAAGACTATCTAGGTTATGTACTCGAATATGGTTTAGTAGCAGATGCTTACATAGATGTAGCTCTGCTTGAATCAGAAGGTAACGTTGAATTATCAGCACTGTATATTGAGAGTGCCAACTACCGCCTGACCTACGACAACTCCTTCTTTAATCTCAAACTGAAGAAGATCCTCACGTCTGATGTAACAAGTAGTATCGTGATCAATAAGTTGATAGATCTTATCTAATGAATTTCTTTGATTCAAAATAGAATCACCGATATGTTTTTTAGTTATGATGTCTTTTTCAAGAGCTACACAATGTTCATATCGTTTTAAACGAATATATTCATCACGCTCAACATCAACATCAGCCATGATTTTTCTTATAGCTGAGTCATAAGCTTTAACATTATTAATGAGGCTCGCATTTCGCGAGCTTTCATTTTTTATCATTTTTATTGTCTTTTCTCCACCATTATAAGCGAAGAAAGCATAATCATATCCATATTTATTTACTAGATCCCAATAAAAATTGATAGTCATAACCATGTAAAAACAATATTTACTTGTAATATGAGATTCATCAGTTGGATTATACCAATCTCTGAATTTTTTACTAGCAATGTTTTTTGAATTTAGCTGAGATGGACCATAATCGTAAGAACCATCAGCATTTCTATGTTTAAATGCTGTAAAGTTGTTACTTTCATGTACCATTAATGAATAGAAATATGGTCTCATACCTTTTCTATTTCTAGTATAATAAATAAATGCGTCGGCATATTCTGCTGGAATATGATCTAGATAATACTGCTCTTCGATTACATCGGTTGGCAGTAAATATTCTGATAAAGTGTTAAAGTCATATGAAACCACCCAATTTATTCTTGGAACCGGTTCATCTGTAAGATAATCGATTTCTGATAATGCTACAGGTTTGTAATGTGAACAAGACATACCTAACATAGTCATTATCAATAACAGTGTAACTACGACTGTTAATTTAAAAGTTTTCATAATAAATTTCCCCCCTTATTTATGAAATATACAGATTTGTCGTCTGTACATTAATATAATATATCAATATTTTTAAAACATCGTTACACGATTTAGTTTTTCAACATTATAATATATTTACAATGTAGACTACATTATGCGATAATTGTGAATTATAGCTTAATGTTTTGTAATATTACAATAATAAATTTATCCTCCGGAGGACATTGTATGGCTATTGAAGATTCAGGCTTTGGTATCAATAGTATCGAAGTCATTGATAACTCTATAGGCAGTGTTTCTAGCGCACCGGTTTCACACGCAATTTTACCTTCACTCCATGGTGTTTTCACATCAGATGGTGAAGATAATGTTATTCGTGAAATGACAGGTGGTTACGCCGAAGCTCTTGAAAAATACGGTTCAGACTTTGCTGATATCAAACTTTTTGGTCAGCAGAACCTTATTGCTGAAAACGTAATGAAAGCTGGTGGAACAGCCTATTTATGTCGTCTTCTCCCTGAAGATGCTAAAGTTGCCCATCTTACTTTCAAAGTTGGAATTAAGAAAGAATCATCTATTCCTATTTACAAACGTAATATCTATGGTGATTTCGAGCTTGATGCTCAGGGTAACAAAATTCCTATCACTGTTGTAAATTCAATCAGTTCTTATTCAGAAGATGAAACAACTGGCGAATCAACACCTGAAAACACAACTGTTGCTAATCAGGTAACTGCTAGCGGATTCAGAATCAGATTGTTTGTAGATCAGGCAAGTAAAGAATATACAACTGGCGAAAAACTTGCACAGGGTGAAAAAGATATTATCAGATCTATGGATGATGAAGGTTGGAATATCTTCCCTCTCTTCACAATTTGGTATTATGCTCGTGGTAAATGTGGTAACGATTATGGTTTCCGTATCATTAATGACTTTGCTCGTGATGAACAGGTTAATGATGGACGTCGTTACGAATTATTCCTTGTTAAGAAATCTGCCGCTGGTGCTTTAACACTTAGTATTGGTAAAGATCTTAGCTTCTCATGGAATCCTTATGCACAGGTTTCTAAAACTATTCCTGTAATTGAAGGATTACAGAAAATTTACCAGAATTTTGATGGTAATAATGCTAAGAAACAGATTCAGATGCAGTACTATGATGATAACTATGATGAACTTGTAGATTATCTTTCAGATTGTCTTGCTGAAGAAGTTGTTCTCACAGATGGTATTTCTGAAACTGATAAAAACGCTATGTCCGTTCCTAAATCAGTTGAAGATTTCGACTTTATCAATGGTCGTAACAAATCAGGTTATCCATACGATAACGTTGTTATTGATTCTGACAGTGTTGATGTATCTGCTCCTAAATATATGGGTGGTGGTTCTGACGGTCGTATTGAAAATGCTAAAGGTGAAGAACTCGCAGCACTTCGTAATGATATGCTTAAGAAATTCTTCAAATGTGAAATCGATACACCTACAATCACAAACGTTCTCAAATGTGATGCTGGTATCATTTATGATGCTAACTATGATGATGATGTTAAGGGAGCTATGGCTTCTATTGTTCAGAATCGTCGCGACATTTGTGTAGTTTGGGATACAGGATTCACAGATGATCTCGAACATGCTTGTGCTAAAGCTAGTAAACTCCTTGGAATGGTTCCAGGAGCAGCAAGTGAAAACTTTGCTATCATTCCACACTGTGGTATTACAGCTGACCGTGGAATTAATGTTCGTGTTACTGGTACATATGAACTTTCAAATGATATTCATTCAGTTTATGCAGGTCATCCATTTGTTAAGATTGCTGGTGTACAGCATGATTACGGATGCGTTCGCAAAACTATCTTCGATTGGGTAATTGAAGAAACTATTCCTAAGGGATACCAGATTAAGCTTGCTAAATCTAATAAGCTCTATTGGGCTACAGATATGGGTAAAGCTCTCAGTAACACAATTGTTGGAAACTATACTGGAAGAAATGTATATTTCTTCTCAGATGCTAACACTTACAATGAACCAATTTCTAAACTCGCTGAATTTAGAAATGCTCTTCTTGTAAATGATCTTCGTCGTATAGTTAAACTTGTTCTTGTTAAATACACATTCGATTCTGATGGTGCTGATGCAGCTATTGCTAAAGCAAAAGAAGAATTACAGACTATTCTCAAGAACCGTTATCCTACAAATATTGTTATCGATTATAACCTCTATCAGACAGATCGTGATAAGCTTCTTAATCAGGCTTCTTGTGATATATCAGTTACATTCCCAGATGTATTTGATTCTTGGAATGTTACAATTACAGCTAACCGTAATGGTGTTAAGGAGGCATAATCATGGCAAATGAAACAGATGATATGAACTCAGAAGGAATGTATCAGAAAACTAATGGTTTCGGTATCGGTGGAATCAATGGTATGCATCACAACGTAACTGGTTGGGATAATACAACCGTTGGTATGGCATCGTCTGTCTTTGATAACCTTCTTACACAGAATGGTGTTAGAACAAACGATCCTAACTACATTGGTGCTCTTGAACCTATTCGTGCTGGTAAATTCCTTGTAAAATGGTTAAAAGTTCCAGCTTTCTTTGACGCTGTAGCTGTCAAATATTTGAAATTCTTCCTTGAAAATGCTGTACGTTCTGTATCTGGTATTTCTGATAACAGTATCCAGGCTACAGGTGCTACAACATTTGGACCAAATGGTCAGCAGTTTGACTTCCCAGGTCAGCTTACTGAAGGTAACAAAGACGTTATACTTACAACTATCACTTGTACTGGTGATGGACTTGGTAAACTTATGCGTTACTGGATGTATGGTATTACTGACCCTGTAACAGGTATTCACCATATGTATGGTAAAGACCTTCGTTTCATTCGTCCAAATTATTCAGGAACACTTCTTTATGTATTCCTTGGACCAACATGTCGTCCTGGCGATATCGAATACTCATGTCTCTGGCATGAAGTATGGCCTAGCTCTCCTGATGGAAAAGCTAAGTTTGAATCTCAGGAAATTGGTTCAGATCAGGCTATTGGTGAACAGTCAGTAACTCTTTCTGGTATTTTCCAGGATGGTCCTGAATGTAATATCCTTGCTAAATACATTGTTGCTGGTACTGGTCTTGCTGGTCAGTCTTATTTCGATCAGATGCTTCCTGCTTACATGTATGATAAATACATTGCTAAGTTGAACAATAGAGAAGGCAATGGTGCTTCTGCTGATATAGCTAAGAAATTGGATATGACTGTAGCTAATAAAATGGCAATGCATACAGCTACTGGCGATGTATATACTAGTGCTAAAAATACACGTGACGCTGCTAATGCGGCATATGGTGTAGATTCATCTGCTGTATCTGGACAGACTCCAGTTACAAAATCTCAGATGTTTAAGGATGTTGTAAACATGAGTACTGATAAATTCCAGGATTCATTGTCTGCTTCGACAGTAGATCCTAACGTTCCAACAGTACCTACTAATCCATCAGATGAATAATATATAGTTTGGTAAAATATAATAAGTACTGGGATTTATTCCCAGTACTTATTTTTTTATATTTTTGCAATTCTTATAATAATTTTACATCCATTGATAGTTGAAGTTATACTCAATGCATATGTAACAAAATTATCGTGATGTGAATTGAACAATTTATTAACTTTATATTGAATCTTATCATAAAGTCTGATATAATATTTTCTTGTAGATTCGTGTACTTTCTTATCGTAACGTTTTGAAATCATTTTTATATCTTTATAAATTTTGTTAGGCATTTTATACTTATATTCTTTATAATACTCAAAATACCTAACTAATGTAGGTGATCCACCTATAACCCGTCCACCTTTATCAAGTAGTTCTTTATAAGGTTTATCACACTCTTTAATATAATTTATGAGATTTGAATGCATCTTTGCATCAGTATCAAATCTGATATGGAATATTAAAAAATTATTATCCCGTTCAATACGTATATTCTTAGTACCATTGTGTTTATATACTTTACGAATATATTTATAAAACCTATTTGTGTCATGTAAAATTTTCATTCTTTTTAAAATAAACATATTATTCCCCCATATAATTTATATTAATCTGTTTAACTATTAGTAGTTATTAAAAGACATTTCTATATACAACAATAGGTAATTTGTCCTTAAAGGAGCAATATATGAAAAAAGGTAATAATTCGGGAAATGATGACTTCTCATTTTCAACAGGTGGAGATGACGAATTTTTCCCATTAGACCTCGAAAAATCTTCTTCTAAAGATACCAAAGCTCCTAAAGGAGTTAAAGGGTATCTTAAGAATGTAGCTAAGTCTGTAGTAAATCTCGGTGTTAAAACTGGAAAACATATGTATCCAGCTGCCGTAGAACTTGGTGAGAAATTTAAACCAGATACAACTTCAACTACCGATCCAAAAGCAACTATCGCTAACTGGAAAGCTGAAGGTAAGAAATATGCTGGTATCGGAAAAGATATTATTGGTAGCACTATTAAAGATGCTAAAGAAGCTGTAAAAACTGGTAAATTTGTTAAAACTGAAGAAGAAAAAAATAACGCTGAAGAAATGTTTGGTGACATGTTCGGCGATGATGGATTCGACTTCGGTGGAGATTCCGTTTCATATGATGTTGGTGGATACGATTCTGATTTAGGTTTAGGTACCGATGATGAAGGTGGAAGTGTTGGAGCAACTGTAGATGTTGGTTCCGCTGTAGTTAAATCTAGTTATGCTAATGCTAGATTAAATGCTTCACTTTCAGAAAAAACTAATGCTACAATAGTTGGAGCATCTCAAACACAAATTAAATCAGATAGAGAGATGTTCTCTCAGAATCTTGAAATATCTCAGGAACAACATCGTCAGAAGATGTTAATGATGACCAATATTGCTACAAATGTTGGTAAAATCATAGAACAGGGTAATGTTTCCATAAAAGCTCAGATGGAATTCTCAGCTAAACAGTTAGCATTCTCTCAAGATTTAGCCGCTATGGTTAAAGAAGTTAGAGACGCTCAATGGAAACAAGTTAAATCTAAAGAAACAAAACAGGCAGCTAAATCAAAATTTAATAAAATATTTGGTGATGGTAAAGCTAGTGGTTTTAATTTAGGTGAATTTAAAAAGAACTTTCTTACAAACATGAAATCTGAAGCCGGTGGTGGAGCATTTGATATGCTTGGTACCGGTAAAGAAATGATCGACATGATGATGGACATGGGCGGTGGTGCCGGTGCTCTTAAAAGCATGCTCGGTGATATGATGTTTGAAGCAGCTGTTGATAAAATTACTAGTAAACGAACTAGAGATGGTAAAGATTTATTAAATAGAAAGCTTGAAGGTTTACCTGGAGCATTTAATAGAAAATTAAATACTATTTCAAATGAAGGTGCTCCTGAACTTGAAAAATTAATAAGACGTATTCCATTCTTTGGTAATAAACTCATCGATTCAGGAATGATCGATATTAAAAAATTAGCTGGTTATGCTCATGTTGATACTGACGTAAAAGTTAAATCTGGTAGATTTGATATGGATCCATCAGAAGTACATCCATTTGATAACGCTGCTCATAAAGCTTTAACAGAAGTTATCCCTTGGCAGCTTGCTAAAATTGATGCTGGTATCAATAGAACCGAACAAGAATTCTTCAATTATAAAGCTAATAAATGGGAAAAAGTTTCTTCAGCTAAGAAACATATAGACTCTGCAAGAAATGAAGTTCTTGAATATTCTGAAGGTTATTCTACATTATCTGATCGTATAAATGCTGGAATGGATTTAAAAGATGCATTCCGTTCAGTTGAAAAAGAATACGCTACAAATAGTTTATTCAAAAATGGTAGACGAGAAAAGAATTGGAATAAAGAAAAGATATCTAGTGCTGCTGCTTTAAAACAGGAAGCAACTGATTACATTATTACTAATCAGAAGAAAATTATGCATAATATTATGATGCTTGGTGCAGATTATACTATGGATGATATTTTGTCTTCAATGCTTGATGATTCTTCTGAATTATTCCCTAGTCTCTTTATTGGTTTACCAAATACTGATATTGATGATAATGTATTAGGTTTATACCTTTTCAATACTATTAGAGAATTCCAGGAATCTTCTCCTGAAGATTGGATCAAATTCTTAACAGATGTTACTAATTATAAAAATAGACTTACATCAGCTAATTTTGAGAGTGAAGAAAAATATTTCTCAGCTGGCGCAGGTATAGTTTATGATTCTACAATCGAATCTGAGATTTATGATACTTCAAGAGCTGAGTTGAATAAAAAACGTAAGAAGCTTGAAGATGAACGAGCTGCTTTATTAGCTGGTTCTGAATCTAAGATTGGAAAAGGTCTTTCATCTGTATTTGGAAAGAAAGCATCTAATGCTGATCGTCTTGATAAAATAAAGAAAGAACTTGCTGATTTGGATGCATCTGAAAAAGAATTAACTGCTGCAGAATCAGATTCTACAACAGGTATAGTTAATATACATAAACCTATTGAAACTGATAAATTCATCATATCAGATTTACAAGATAGTTCAACACACGGCTTAATAAATAATATTTATAATTTACTTCTTACTGGTCTTGATGTATATGTTAAACCTAATAAAGGTGGTAAACAGGCAGAATATCATAATGATATTTTAAATCATACATTAGGATTAAATGGTAATAGTTCTATCAAAGAAGAATCATTTAAGGCTGCTAAAAATGCTGAAGCTGCTAAAAAAGATAATGTAGCTTATATAAAACTTTCTGGTCCTAATGATTCCAAAGCTAATAATCATGTTATTTATAAACTTGATTCTGGAACTATGAAGTATGTTAAATATAAAGATTTAACTCAAAAAGATAGTGATGGTAATCCAAAAACTTCATTAACTCAAGCCGATTTTGATAACAATGAATTATTCATCAAATATTCTGATCTTAAACGTACTAGTTCAGTCGATGTACAATCTGTATCTGAAGCTTTAAAAGCTCGTGAAGATTCCTATGAAAATGATGAAAAAGCTTTCAATGAAACTTGGTTAAGTAAGATACCAGGAATGAAAACTCTTTATAAAGTTTTCAATGGTACAACACAAAAGATTAATGATTTTGGTAATAAATTCCTTGGAGAAAATTTCTATTCAGAACATGATGGTGTTACAAAAATTGATGAAAATAGTAAATATTTTAATGAAATCATGACTGAAGAAGAACGTGAAGAATATAAAAAGCTTAAAAAGAAATTTGAAGAAGCTCCTGGCGAATTCAAAGAGAAAGCTAAAACTGAGTTGAATAAATTTGTAAATACTGTTAAAAATAGTAAAGGTGTTAAATCTATAAAGTTTGGTGCTAATATTGTTAAGTCTGCATTTAATAGATCTGATCTGTCATCTGTTACTAGAGTATTAGGAAGTAAACTTGCTAAAATTACTGTTAAAGGTAAAACTCTTAAAGAATATGTAACAGAAGCTAGAAGTTCTGAATTAATGACTAAATTATCTCAAGCTACAAGTGTAGGCGAACAGATTCAAATAGTTAGAGATTTAGGAACTAGTAAATCTAAAGCATTTGCTGATGAAATGCAGAAACAGTATAATGAACATAAATCTAAATTTGATGAAGCTTTTAACGATCGTAAGAATATGGCTTCTTCTATTTCAGACGTATTCAATAATGTTAAAAATAAAGTAGTAGATACTATTAAAAATAAAATAGGTCTACGTTTAGCTACAATGAATCAGAATAGAATTCTTTCTAGAGATCTTATTAATCTTAAAACTAAGAGTGGTAAGACTATTGGAGAAATTGTAGCAGAAATAAATAATCCAGAATTACTTTCGAATTTAAATTCTGTTAAAACTCCTGATGAAAAAGTTGATATACTTCTCAATTATGATCATCCATTATTAAATGCTTGTAAACAAGAATTAATGGATTTCAAATCATCTATCGCTGATAGAGATAAGTCATTTGGTGGAGTTATCGCTTGGACAAAAGCTAGAGGTAAAAAAGCATTAGATAAGTTTATTAAAAATAGACTTGTTAAAAAGCTTAATAAACTCAAGGTTGGAGATAAAACTCTTGGAGAAGTATTAGCTGAAATATCTAGTTCTGATCCAAGTTTTAGAGATAAGATTGAATCGTTCCAAACAATGACAGATCTTGCAGAATTCTTATTACAGAGTGATAATCCTAAAATAGCACCATTTAAAAAGGGTATTAGAGAACTCAAAGAAAAACATATGGATGATGAAGCTCAAGGTGGAATCGCTGGTATTGTTGGTATGGGTCTCGTTTCAGGATTTGATGTTATTAAGAAATCTATGGATGCTGTTAAAAAGCTTTTCGATAAACGTAAAAAAGATGCTAAATCTGAAATTGATGTTATTGAAAAATATGTACATCCAGATATCGTTAAGTTGTTTGGCGGTGTAGAACCAACTATGCAGATTATCAATCAGCTTACAATTGATGTTGAAGAAGAATTTAAAGATAATGATATGCATAAAGCTTCTGAACAGATAGGTCTTATCCTCGATGTTGATAGAAAAGCTAAGATTTTAAATGGTAAACAAAAGAAAGCTCTTAAACATTTAAAAAGATATGAATTAGAAAAAGAATCTGCAAATTCAACCGTTAAATCTATCAAATCTAGAATATCTGGTATTAATGAATCTTATGCTAAAGAATACGAATTATCTGGTGGCGACAATATGTCATCTGAAGATAAGAAACGTCTTGCTGCTATGAGAGATGAAGATCTCGAACATGAGAATAAACGTCTTAAGAAAGCTGAAGATAAACGTGATAAAGCGCATAAAAAGATTCATAAAACTTTAGGTGATGAAGATAGTGTTGAAGGTAACTCTGCTGCAGAACAGCGAGAAGCTAAAGCAAAAGCTAAAGAAGATAAAGAAAAAGCTAAAGAATCTAAAGCTCGTTTAGGATTCCTTGCAACTATAGCTAATGCTTTAACAGGTTTAAAGAAAGGTGTAAAACTTGATAAAGAAACTACTGAAGATATGAAAGAAGCTGTAGCCGAAGGTGCTGCTGAAGGATCTGAAAAAGGTTCTGGTGAAGGATGGTCTGGAAAGATTACTTCATTTATGGATAAAACAGGTCTCAGTAAAACTAAACTTGGTAAAGGCGTTCGCGATTTCGTCAATAAAGGTGGAAAAGCAAGTAAAACTTTAGCAGGTAATAGTAAAGTTGCATCTTTCTTAGGTAAATCTAAATTTGGATCTAAAGTTCTAAATATTGCTGGAAAATTTGGTGGAGTTGCGAGTGCTGGTGGTGGAGCAGCTGCTAGTGCGGCTAGTGCTGGTGGTACTGTTGCTGCTGCTGGATCTGGAGCTGCCGCTGCTGGTGGTGGAGCATCTAAAGGTCTTGTAAAGATTCTTGAGAAATTGTTTAAGTCTCCTAAGATTGCTGCTAAACTCGGTAAATCTGGAGCTAAAACTATTATAGAAAGTTTCAAACAAGGTATCAAAAAGGTTCTTACTAAAATATTCCCTAAATTAGCAACTTTAAATGGTATGGCTACTAACTGGATTGGTTGGGCTGCTTTAGCTGCTACAGCTATCGTATCATTTACAAAAGGTTTAGCTAATGCAAAATCTACATTTAATATCGGACGTGGTATGAGACCAACAGCTGGTATGCGTCTTGCTTGTGGTCTTGCTGCTATGCTTGATGGTGTACTTCTTGGTATACCTGGTATAATTTGTAAAGCAATGGGATTTAAAAATGCTGAAGAATGGTTCTATACTTTAGTTGGTAAGGCTTCTGAAAAAGAAGCTCTTGAAAGATATCATAGATATAATAAATTCCGTGCTGTAGTATTCGGTATCGATGAACCAGATAAACTGGTTGAATACGAAAACCGAAATCTCGAAAAAGGTGGAAACTTCTTTGATAATCTTGGATCTGGTATTAAACGTGCTGGACGTGCTATTGGTAACGTATTATCATTTGGTATGATGAAGAATAATGATGAGAAAGATTCATCATTACTCGGATTCCAATCAGTTGATATTTTCAAGATGTGGAAAGATGAAAAATATACACCTCTTACTACAGAATGTGTTACACAAGCTATGAACGAACTTCGTTCTAAACATCCTGATGACGCAACATTATCAGGAATGGATGATAAAAAGCTTAAGAAATATCTTGAACAAACAAATGCTGTTTCTAGAGAAGATATCGATAATAATGGTGATGGTGAAGTTGATGAAAATGCTAAAGCTCAGGCTGAAGCAGCAGCTCTCGAATTCCAGAATGAATATCGAAAAATCTATCTTGAAATATGTCGTAAATACGTTCTTTCTAAAGGATTAGCTTGGTTGAATTCTCATTGTACTCTTGAAAAATTCAAGAAACATACTGGTAAAGAAGCTAAAGCTGATTTAACTAAAGGCGAAAGAGCAAAACGTGCTCTTGGAGCAATTGTAAATCCTATAGGTACACTTATTACTAATAAGCTTACTAAAAAAGGAGCAATTACTGCTAAAGAAGCTAAGAGTATTGCTGTAACAGCTATGCTTGGTCCAGTTGCATTAGTAGCTAAAGGTGTTAAGAAACTTTGGAAAGAAAGAAAACATATAGCTAAAGCTGTAGGTAATTTCTTTAAACGTGGTGTAACTAAAAAATTATTCTTAGATCCTTACAATGCTTTTGATAAGACTAAGAAAATGAAAGCTTATAAGAGTTCTAAAAAGGCTCGTAGAAAGTTTATAGATAAACTCATCGATATTGCTGAAAAATACGGTGAATCTCATCCAGAAGAATGGAAAGCATTTAATGAAAAGCTTATGGCTCTTTCACCTTCAAATGATCCTTCTATTGGAACACAGATGGCTGATATTTTCTGTAAATGTGCTAGCTTCCATTATGTAGATCCTGCTACAGGAGAACCTGTTAATATGGTTAAAGCGACATTAGGTGTAGATCTTGATTTAAGTCATCTCGATGACGATGCTCAACATAAGATTTCGTCTGCATCTGGTATGGTTGGATGGGTAATGGAATATATGTCAGAAATCGATGGTATGTGTCAGAGTATTTCTGGTATGACTGTTAAACGTCTTGCTGTTACTATGATTGTAAACGGTCAAAAAATAGCTAAGTCTGAAAGTAACTATGAAAAATATGTTACAAGACGTGCTGAAATATTTGGTCTTAAAGAAAAAGAACTTAAAAACTTTGAATCTGGTCTTAAGGGTGGTGAAAAAACAACAGGATTTGGTAAGTTCAAAGCTGGATTTAAAGCAATGTTCTCATTCGGTTCAGATCAAGATGATCGCGATGCTAAACGAGCTGGCTTCAAAACTACAGAAATCTATAAATATTGGAAACAACATAAATACGATCCACTTATCAATATTGAAAAACATATTGCTAGTAAGTATGGAAAATATCCAGACATTACTACTAAAACCTGTGAAGATGTTGAAGCTCAGAATAAATTTATTGCAGACTTCATTAAAGAAGGTTCTAAATTCGTTAATGATAATCATTTAGCATGGTTGACTTCAGACACAACTGAAGAACAATTTAACGAGTTTAAGCAAAATGGATTCCAATCCAATGCTACATTAGCATCGGTTAGAGCCGATAGAAAAAAAGCACTTCAAGAAGAAATCGATAGAGCTAAACCTGGTTCTAGAAAACAGAAAAAACTTCAAGCTGAATTAAATAAAATTAATTCTGCTAATAGTGGAACAATGAGCTCATCAAATAACATCGATCTTAATAAAGATTTCGATAAACTTACAGCAGACTTACTTAAAAATTATGATGCTGCAGGATTAAAAGCTCATGAAACTGCTAGTGAAGCTATTAAAGGTATTTGGGATTCTATTGGTGGTGATTTCTATGGCGATAGTTCTATGCCTGAAGCTAATAATGGATCTCCATTAGGACCTGAAAATGGTGGACCTGCTGAAGCATTTGGAGCTATTGGATCTAATGAAAAGATTCGTATACTTAAAGAAAAAGCAGCCGGTACAATTAAACACGTTGCAAGCAATGCTTACTCGTCTGTAAAGGATAAAGCTATAGAAACTGCTAATAATACAATTAGTAAAGCTAAAGATTTATCTAATCAAGCGATGGCAGCTGCTAATAAATATGCTCCAGGCTTAACTGATAAAGTTGCTGCTACTGCCGAAAGTTTGAAATCTCCTATAAATGATTTCGTACATAAGTTCAAAGATGAATTGATTCATAAATTAAATATTCTTGATGAGATTCATTCTGAACAACTTAGACACAATTCTGTATCAGAAGATTTCTATGCCTCTGTATTAAATATTATGGCTCTTATGGCTAAGAACCAAGGTAATACTAAAATGGCATCACAATTAGACAGTATGGTTAAACAAGTAGCTAAATGATATTAATAACTAGGGATTCCGGTCCCTAGTTATTATTTTTTGCTCAAAAACATTTTAATATACTTATTAGGAGAATATGATGCTTGTTAAAAAGAATTCAAAAGCCGCAAAAGTACCATTTATAAAACCTAATGTTAAGGTTATGTTTCAGATAGATTTTAAACGAGATGATAGTAGAAAGTATGATCCAGAAACAAATATTCATAAATTTGGATGTTGTTTTATGTGTACATTAGCTATACCTCAATTTATTAATAGAAAAGCATTGACTGGAAAACAGATTTTAGATATATACGATTATGCCGTTAAACATGAATGGTTAGAAGTAAACTGTAGTGTTCTCAAACCTAATGAAATAATGAATTATGCTGCACAACTTTTAGGAGATACAACACATTCATATGCTAATGTATTTGTTAAAGGTGTTGCTTCTGGAAACGATTGGAACGTTGTAAAATATCAACACACAAGTACCCTTCCAGGAAGCGGTAATATTTATTTTATGATTGTTGACTTCTTAACAGGTAGTAGTGCAGAATATGGAGGACATCATTTTGAATTATATAATTCAATCGGTACATTGATGTATGATCCTGCAAATTGTACAGTTCATAAATATAAAGATGTGAATAAAGTTGCTTGTTATCAAGTATTTAATAAGTCCAAGAAATAGATCTTAGGAACATATAAATATACAAATTCACACTTTCGACGCCTATTGAATAGCACAACAATTGGCATTTTCATTTTTTTGTCTAAATCCTCCTATATGATTTTGAATAACACCCATTAGTTAGAGTTTTCGTGAATTTTCTCTAACTGATGGCAAAAAGTTTAATCTTTTTGATAAAACAGGATGGTTCTACCATCCTGTATAATTTTTGTTCCATTGACAAAAAGATATACAAATATTAAATTAAGAGGTCAACAAATGGCTGCTAACAATGAACAAGAAAAGTATAATCCCGAATCAATGGGAATGACTTATAATTTAAATTTATATGATATTGAAATTGAAGATGTTTCTAATCATCGGAAAATAGATTTGAAATCTATAAATGATATGACTCGATTCGCTCGAAATAAAGATGATTCATCAGTTTTTAATGGATTAACATTGGATTCAAATATGCTGAAAAATTTTTTAATGGTTGAACCTGATGAAGATTTCCATGCAAGAGATTGTGTTAATGCTTTAGGTTTATATACAACTACTTATTTAAATAATAAATTGTCTGGGAAAGATCCAGTTACATCTGGGCATTATAATGATGATCCTACTAAACTAGAAATAACTCCAGATTTACGAGATAACCTAACTTTCAAAACATATTTGAAAGGTGGACCATTTGTAAGAAATTTAGATAATAGTGAAGTTACTTCTGGAAATGGTGATGCTGCATTTGCATCTACAGAAAACTATAAACGTTTGGCTCCGCATCTTGGTATTGGATTAGGTGAAGCAACAATTTTAAATCCTCAATTCCAATTTAATAAACGAGATGATCCTAGAACAAATCCTATTTATACAAAAATAGGTAGAATTTATTCTTCAGAAATTATGAATAACTGGCCTATAGTTTTATTCCAACCAGGAAGAATTAAATATCATGCAGGATTTTTTAAAATGCTTGGTCTCGGTTCTGGAGCAGGAATGAATGAAACGTTGATCCGAACAGGTGGTGAAGGTTTACTTGGTGTTCTTTCTAAATTGTGGACAGGTGTTACAGATACAATTGGAGTTGTAGGTTCTATAGGATCTGCAATTTTTGGTGGCAATAAAGTTATTGAATTTAGACAAGCTCGTAACTTATTCAAACAATATGTTGAATATCTTTGGAAAGATCTTGCTACAATTATGGGACTTTATGATGGAACCAATTACTGCGGTTCAATTAGAGATCTAGATCTTAATAAAGTTATACCTACAAATGTAATGAGTGGTGCTAAAGGTGTACATGTTTTAAATGATCAGTTTATTTCCTTCAGATGTTCTAAAGATGTAATTGGTTCTGAAACTTTCTCCAATAGTACTGAAACAAACCCATTAATGGAATCTATGAATGCAACAGCTGCAGAAAATGATGAAGCTAATCCTAATGCTGGACAGACTAGTGTATTAGGAAGTATTCAGGCTAATTTGAAAAAATTTGGTTTGAAAGTAGCTGGATCATTCTCTGAACAAGCAGCTGTATTATCTGGTAAAGGACGTATTACATTACCTGATGTTTTCTCATCAAGTTCATTCTCTCGTTCTTTCACATGTTCGTTCAAATTCCATTATCCATATGGTGATACAATGGGTAAATTTGAAAACTTATATATTCCATTCTTAACTTTATTAACAATGAGTGCTCCTAGACAGATTGGTAAAATGTCTTATACATCACCATTTGCTATTCGAGTATTTGTTAAAAACAAGATCATGATTAATTATGGAATGGTTGAATCGTTGTCAGTAACTCGTGGTGGAGATGGTAATGACTGGGGTCCTGATGGATTCCCTAAAACTATGTCTGTTGAATTAACTATTAAAGATATGGAACCAAACATTAGTTTACCATTAGCATCTCGTGGTCCAGTACGTATGGCTCTTGAATCGATGTTCCCATCAAGTGGTATTTCAGAATACCTAGCAACATTAGGTGGTTTATCATTAGATGATATGACTCATAACTTCCGTAAATCACATTTCAAACGAGCTGGTACTATGTTCATGAATGCTTGGAAGGCCAAATTAGACCCATCAAACATTCTATCATCTGTAGCTAATACTAGAGCCGTTTCAAATATCTTAGGTTTATTTACATCTGTAGATTTTGATACTTATAATCAGTTAGGAGATACTATAAGAACTAATGCTGCTACAAATAATGCTAATACTGCTAAAGTACAATTTGCAGCTCCAGCATTTGGTTACCATTTCGTTAACCGTTCTGGTGGCGATGGTTATGTTGATACAGCAAAAGAACTCCGAGCCGATAAAAAAGTTCTTGAAGCTATAAAGAATGACTTAGACAACAGCCCATATGGTTCAAACATATAAAATATAATCTGGTGGCATGTGCCACCAGATTATTTATTTTGTAATTACATTACAAAGTTTCTAATACTATTGATATCTTCTTTAGAAAGGAAACCAAGTTTTTCAGCAGTTAAATAAGCTGTTGAAATAGCTTTAGCTTTATTTCTTAAGATGAGTGCTTCTGTAGCATTTTCGATAGTTTTATCTGAAGCAAGTTTAGACATTACTTTTTCGAAAATGTTAGAATCGATCTTTGTAGTATCCTGTTCTTCAAGAATGAATTCAACAAGTTTATCAGTATCGATGTTATATTTAACACCACTGTTCTTGAGTTTTTCATTCCAATTCTGGCGAACTGAAGCTTTAATCTTTTCAGCTTCATCAAAGAATGAGAATCCATAAGCATCGATATCTTTGAGAGAATTCAAAGTAATTCTATCGCGAGATGCTGTTCCTTCAGATTCTGAACAGAAAACATTCATATCCATAAGATCACTGAGTGAAATCTGTGATTCGATAGACTGAAGAGCATCGATTCTATTCTGAACTTCAAGTTTTTCACCAGGTTCAATACCAATCATCTTTTCATTAAGAAGTTCTTCAAGGTATCCAAGCTGATCTTTATTTCCGATTACATCAGAACGATTTGCGATTTCAGATTTAACATCAGAAATCTTAAGAGCAAGCTTAAAGATATCAGCAAGTTCATGTTCATGAAGTTCTTCTTTAGAAGCTGTAACATCCATAGGTTTGATGATTTCTGGTTTAAATAATGAAGATACAGCATTCTGAATAGGATCACCAGTTCTCTGGAATTTATTATCAAGAATACCAGCAATACCCATATCTTCAAGAAGTTTTGATACTCCCTGTTCTGTAGCTTCTACAGCATTAACTGTATCAGTAAGCTGAGCTTCGATATCAGATTTAGCTAATCCGTCGATAACATCATTTTCAGTTTTCTGAAGAAGTTCAAGAGCCTGTGTATGACGATATCTCATAGAATCGAAGAACATCTTACCATTGTCTTTCTGAAGAGCAAGATATGCAACGAGTTTAGGAGAAGCTTCGAATTTACGAGTTCCAATTTTCTTAAGATTCATTGGAAGAATAGCTTTTCCCATACTTTCTACACTTGGTGCGTTTAAATCAGGAACTGGTGCTGGAGATATTTCATCATTGTATTCAGATTTGAAAGTTTCGATTTCATTTCCTTCATCATCAACGTATTCATTTTCACAGTTCTGAGCATCTGCTCCACCCTGGTTATCAATACATGATTCTCCACCATCATTACTTACTGAATAAGCTTCATCATCATTAACTGTTGATGGATCGATACCATCGTCAAGTTCTCTGAACTGATCGAGAATATCTTCAGCAGCTTCTCTTGAGAAAGAAGTTTTATCATAATTAGATGACCAGTCTTCACCAGACTGAATAACAGATCCACCAATTTCTCTGATTGTAAAGAGATCTTCATTAGAAAGCATATGATTTCTCTTATTACGTTTTAAAGCGTGAATAAGAAGTCCTTCAGTTGCCTGTTCAGCATCTCCCATAGAGTCATCCATACCCATGTTATCATCATCTGAACTTGAACTGCTTGAATCGTCATTGTCTTTTGCTTCTTTTTCTTCATCTGTTTCACCATTGATTTTCTTTTCAATGTCAGCTTTAGTGTCATTGATTTCAGAAACAGCTTCGCGAATAACTGAGTTTTTAGCTTCAGTTTCAAGAACAAGTTTAGCAACAGAATCTTTAATTTCATCAACGATCTCAGCACCTTCTGTAGACATAAGTGATTCGAGACCTTTCTTAAGATTCTTACCATTATCGAGCTGCTGGATGAAAAGAGGTTTGTAGATAGTATCTACATATTCAGAAGCATCTTCAAAACTCATGTTATTAATCTTACCAGCATCGAAATCTGCTTCAAGCATTTTTGCACGATCATCAGCTTCATCATAAACATGAGCTGCTACCAACTGCATAATAGATTCTGTAAGATTTTTAGGATTAACGATTTCATGTGCTACATTTACATTATAAAGAGCACCTGTTTCTTCATTAACAGCATTGTTAACAAATTCTTTAGCTGATGTTGTAATTGTGTTTGTAACTTCATTAAGCATAGCCTGCTTTTCATCAGTTCCAAGTTCAACATTTTTTGGAGCATCAACTGTAACGGCATCTTTAATCATAGAAGACATGAATCCTTCTATACAAGCTTCGAATGATCGTTTCTTATAATCTTCAGCGGCGTTATTTACAACGGCCATAAAGTCATTTTTATTATCATTAATCATGACTATATTCTCCTTAAAAATTATTCACCTACAACACTAACTGTGATATCAGGTTCGAAAACAATTGTACCATCAGCAGTTGTTGTTACTTTTTGTGATACAGTTAATACTTCAGTTGAAACTGATGTATCATTCATAATGGTCTGCACCTCACCATTTTTATAATCATTAATTCGTACTATGTTAATGTATTCGATATCTGGAACAACTTCCTTAATAGCTTCAAATAAACCATCAGCTGATAAGTTATTATCTCCAAGAGTTTCAATGTAGTTAGCAGTAGTAGAAATAATCTGTGAACGTTTATATTCTATAGATTCGTTTGTTTTAAACTTAACTCTAAACTCAAGTTTAAGAGCAATGTTAGAAATGAATTCTGTTGTATTTGAAGATAATAGATATGCACTATATTTGGTAGATTTACCAGAAGTGTTTTTCAAACCACCATAAATCTTACCACCATCAAACATTACAGAACGAATCTTAGATATGTTATCCGAAATATTATTGTATAATTCTCGGATAGTATTAAACATTTCTTCTGTTGAGAAGTATAATCTATTAATCCATGGTACATTTTTAATGATACCAACGTATTCTGTACTTAATGCTTTACGCATTAATGTTGGATTAGAAAATGCTTCTTTTTCAGGAAGATCTGATAATTCGCCAGGAACATAAACACCATTTTTCATAACTTTAGCGAACCATTTAGTATCACCTTTATGATGTTTAATTCGTGCTTTACTTATATAGTAATCGACACCAGATTCAAAGCTGTCTAAAAACTCAGCCTTTTTATAAACATCTATATCCGAATCGTATGTATAATAAGTAACATTATCATCAACACCATTTTCGAGTTCTTCATCAGTAAGTTTTCTGTAATCCATTACAAAATCACCAACTTTATGAAGAATCTTAAATTTAGGTACAACGTTACCTCCTGATACGGAAATAAATAATGGTTTACCATCTGTATCGATTTCTACTTCATATTCGTAATAATTTGGATCTGATATTTCTGTTATTTCAGGATCATAATTCTTATTTGGAACATATTCTGTTGTAGTATAAGTTTCTCCAACATCGTGTTCATAAGTTTCATATCCTGGAATACGAGTTTCGATATCGAATTCCAATCCATATGATTCTGAAACATCTTCAACTAATTTGATATAATCAGTTTCATATGTAATACAATCATTGTACCCTTCAAATTTACCAGAAAGTTCAAATTTAAGTTCTGTATCTACAGTATAATCTACTGTATAATCTTTAGAAGTTAAACTTGTATTACGAATACCACGTAACTGAATCTGAGACTGATCATTTACAAAGTTATTTGTTGTTATAGTTGCTTGATAAGCTACATAACCGTCTTCTAACATTGTATCAGTATTTACGATCTTGATTCTAGTAGGATCAACAACGTATATATTTCCAGATTCTTTTCCAATCATCTTTAAATTGAAAGAGATATACTGTTTAATATAATCAGATTCTTCCAAACTATTTACATAATTTATCTTATCATCTGGATCGTGACACTGAGCATAAAGCTTTTCAAGCGTATTAGTTCCAGTGTGTAATACAAACGAAATAAAATATGTGTTAGATAAATTAGTTTCAAATGTACCATCAACCGATCCTTTGAAAGGGTTTCTTAAAATTTTAATAAATGGAACGTCGATTTTATCTAATGCAAAATCTTCATTATACGAAGTGAAAGATAAAATTTCAGTTTTATTTACAGTCATGTCGTAAATAGTAATTTTAGGTGTAGTACTATTCTCATATCGAATATGGAATGGGAACTGTGCCTGCATTATAGATTCAACATTCGATGTTGCATCATAATCTGTAATATACTGACGCCATGAACTTAAATTTTTAGAAGGATCAGTAGTGTTGAATTTAGGAACGTATTCAAAACGCTGTGAATCAGCATTATAAGCGAAAACATCAGTAGGTTCAATCATGTAATAATTATAACCTTTAATCATTAAAGGTTTCTTTGCAAGATCGAAATAAAAGTTATTAGAACCTGTTGAAAGAATCATGCTATTGTAAGTTAATTTATCAGCAGCACGATAATACAGGTTGACAACATCATGTCGATATTTCCAAGCATCTAATCCAAATTCTTTACATTTATTAATAATTTCATTTCCAGAAATCAAAATGTTACGAGTATATTTTTTATTGATAACTTTTGCTCTAATCTGTTCAAGTGACAATTGTCCAGAACCACCTACAGAAGCCTCATCTCTAGCAAATGCTAAAACGATAATATTTAACATAGCATTTTGCGATGCTATAGATAAATCCTGATTATAGTTTATTGATAAAGCATTGAGGTTATTTATCATATTAGGGAATTTGATATTTCCTTCTTCACCATTAGTTGTATAAGTTACAATACGTAATTTGTCACCTATTGATAATGATGAATTATCTCCCATTTTACTAAACGTAATATTATAATTCTGTTTATTTCGCTTATAATCATAACTGTAATTATAAGTATTCTGACTTAAAGACGAACCATCAGTCAAACCTCTCATTAAAGTTTCACCAGGTTTGTTCTGCTTAATCCTAAATACTTCAACACCTATTAATGAGTTGCTGAATGAAATTGACATATCTGCTGTATTAGGATCAGAAACATATACTTCAGTTTCTTTACGTTCCATCTGGAACATTTTTAAGAAGAATACTACATACACTTCACCTTCATAACGCATTTCACGAGATGAAATGTATTGATTATTTATACCATAAACAGAACGCATACCATCGTTTGAACTCATAGGCATATCGTATATGGCGAAAATATTTAAATTTCCATCATTAATCTGTTTAATGTTGATAACTACATCATAAGGTAATGTGAAAGCAGGATGAGATTCGAACACTGCAGTCATACCTTTATTGATAATAAGTTTTCTTAATCCAGGAGTATCTTCATCATAAACTGAATATTTAATAATATCGTCTTTTTTCAAACAGAAAGCTATTGTTGTAGACGCCGGTGTTCCAAATATGCCTAACAATTCTTCAGAAGTCAATTTATTCAATAAAGACTTAGGTAAAATTGCAGTAGATTCATTTGTTTCATTAATTCGAGCAGCCTGTTCATACATCATTTTAGCAGCACCTTGTGTTGTTAAATGAAGAAAAACATTAAAAGAATTACCCGGATCATCAGATAATTCTTCTGCCTCATTAAGACCGTATTTCTTAAACATATTGGCCCAAGCAGCTGTAAATGCCATAGCACTATTGTGATTATTGGCTTCTATTACGTCTTCAATATCGATTTTTGTAGCCATAATATTTTTCAGCTCCTTAAAAATTATATATTAATGTCAACCGTAATATATAAAATATCCAGGCAAAAACCTGGATATTTTATTATTTTTAAGCTTGTTCTTTAGCTTTAGCTTTTCTTAATTTTTCTGTATCAGTTGGATCGCCTGGTATTTTCGATAATAGATTTGGTCTAACCCAAATGAATTCTCGACCATTTAAAATATATGGATATCCGCCCCAGAAATTGTTAGGATTTCCAGAGTTAGGTACTAAAGCTGCTGGTAATTTTCCAGCCATACCAGGTACAGTTACAAGATCCCATAATTCTTTAGGTCTACCAAATGATTCTACAATCATTTCATTATTCTTAACAGTAGTATCATATACATTTATACCATTTATAGTACTTTCAGATCCTCTAGTATAAAGATTTTCCCAGAAAGGTTCCTTAAGTTTTACTAACCATTCTGTTTCTGAAAGGAAATTGAAATCTGTAAAAATCTGAGGATCCATAGCAGTATATCTATTGAAGTGCCAACTGATAGAGAATTTGTGTAACATATCTGGATCAATTTGACTATTATGTAATAATTGCTGAGATAATGGGAATGATGTTGGATAACATCCTGTGAATTTACCAAAACGTTCAATACGTCTTCCATCTTCACCAATTACAAATATGTAAGCACTACATGTATAATCAAGGATACGTTCAGTGATATGTTCACGAGTAGGTGTAATATAACCACGAGATACATAGTGAATATAAAGAAGCCATGTCATCATCATTAAAGCAGCAGGAGAATAAATAATATCTTCAATTTGTGAATTGAAATCTCCTTCTTTCCAAACACTATCCATTCCTGTAGGAACTGATAATGATGCTCCGTGTTCATCTTCTTCATATGTATAAGATTCGAGGTTAAAATCTTTTGCGCCATCAACCGATGTTGTTAAATTAGATAATAGTGGAATGAATGGTGTTGTATTCCAATATGCTTCTGAATCTGTTGATAATATAGTTGATTTAGCTTGGTATAAATTATTTTGCTGAAGTCTTGTTAAGAATGCATTATTTGTACCATTTACATCTCTTTCAAATGACAATGCTTGTTTTAAGTTATTATAAGCACTACCAGATTTGTAAAAATTATTATATGCATTTTGAATTTGCTGAGCGTTTTTAGCAAGAATGTCTAAAGCCGAATCTTCAGCCATAGAATCTAATGGTAAAGCTCGTAGTTCTTCAGCATCATCTTGATCATCATCAGGATTCATAGCATCATAGTTTTGACCGGAATTTTCAGATAAACCATAATCTTTATAACCATCGGAAGATGATGAACTTGCTAAAGTTGATTCTGTACTTTTCATTGCTTCTTCATGAGCATTTAAATATTTTATAATATCTTCTTGAGAAATTTTTCTTGTATTAAATGCTGTTGGCGCATTGATAAAATATTCAGGATCGGTTAATGATGCAAATATCATTTTTCCAATAGGTTGTGCGTACAACCATTTAAAAAATGGTACAGATTGTATATTTTCAAAACTGAAATTTAATTCAGGTCTTGTAAAAAATATGTAAGTTCTATTAACTCTAGGTTGATCTACATTTCCTTTAAATCCCATTTTATTATAATGAAACATATTTGCTTCTAAAGGATCTGCTACATTCAGACCTTTAGCATTCATGGCATCGCCATATAATTCATTTAATTTACGCAAAAATGAAATATCGTTATCATTATAGTTTTTACTTTCATTATCTTCAAATATTTTACGAGAATTAGCTTGAAATTCTAATTCGTATTTTGTTTTATCTAAAGCCATAGGTTTTAATTCTCCTTAGGTATATGTAAATGTCATTTTTTACTTTTAGACGAAAACAATTAAATATATTTGTTATAAAAATATCCTTTAAGGAGTAATTATATGGGTTTCTTAACAGATTTTTTTGAACTCAAGAGACTTGCAAAAGAAATAAAGAAAGGTGCAAATCTTGATTCAACCAATATGAGAACAGCAGCAGCTTGTTGGACAAAAGCTAAAGCTATTTCAGCTCAGGCTTCTAAATATGTATTGGAATATCCTGTAGCTTGTACAAATCAGATTACAGATTATGCTAGAGCACTTGCTATAGCAAAACAGGTAGAACTCGACTGTGCACGTTTCGTTATTCTTGCATCAGGTTTAAATCCTATTGTAGATAGAAAAAACGGAGATACTATCGAAGCCCACCTCAATGAAATGATTAGTTCGTTTGAATCTTATGGACTTCCTTGTACTATAGAACCTGCTACTAAAGAATTTATTGCAGCTGGTAAAGAATACATGGATAAATATTATTCAACAGAACTTTACAGTACATATAAAGATGATATGTCTGAAGAATCATTAGTTCAGTCTAATGAAATGGATAATGTTAACGCATTTACAGACAATGGTGATGATCCAACTATTCCACCAGCAACAGATATTAATGGTAATGTTATTGATAATGACTATGATAAAATGTTTGAAAATGTTACACACATGAGTCATAGCAGATCTAAAGATGGTACAGGCGGATCTATTATGGCTGGATTCCAGGAACCATCGGAACAGGAATTCAAAGACATCTATTATAATATGACTGGTACTGAACTTAAAACACCTGAAGAATTAGCAGCTAGCGGTGCAGATCTTGAAACTGCTAGAGCTAGTTATAACAATGCTTATAATAAATATCTTCAGATGCGAAAAACCTCAATCAATAATACTCAGGCAGCATTCAATAATAATGCAGACATTCTTAAAAAACTTCAGAATGTTGGACCTACTATTATCACCATCACATTGTATCTTACTGATGGTGCTGGAGGTCAGAGAGCTATTCAGTTACCTCTTGCTATTAAATCATCAATTCAGTTCATCGAATCTCCTGATCTTATGAGAGTTCTTGCTGGTACACAGAATAATTCTAGAAATCTTGCTAAATTTATCAAGGTTACTACAGGTCAGATGTCTTTCTTTAAAGATTGGTTATTCGCAATTAATGAAACTAATAGTGACATTGAACGCGAACAGGCTCTTGGAACTGTACCTATTTTTAGACGTCTTCTCGATGCTAAAAACAGATATCGTGTAAAGACTATTGCTGCTACACGACCAAGACTTGCAAAATTCGTTGCTGGTAAATCTCAGAAAGATCTTCCAATGTGTACAATTGTTTGTACAACTGAAGAACTTGAAGAAGCATTTAAACAGAAATGGACTTACATTTATAAGAACAGAAAAATTATTGATGAAATCATTGATACTTATATGCTTCTTGGTTTTGGTGTAGTAGATACTACTTCTGACTACATCTATATTTTCTACGCTGGGGAAGCAGATCCTCAGATTATCGAAATGTCTAAACTTGGTGGTGGTGGATCTACAGATCCTAATAAAGCATTAGCCGATGCTCTTGTTAATACTACAAGATTACTTGCTCGCCACTAATAGGAGATTGAAATGAAAACTAGTGATGTATTAAAAATCAATGATGATCAGTTCATTAAACAGCTTGATATGTATGATGCTATTCCAAAGTCTCGTATCTTAACAAAAGATGAAGAACATGAAATGGCTGTACGTGTTGCTGAAATGGAACATACTCTTAAAAAATGTTCTGGTGGTAAATTAGTTTCTGCTGAATTGCAGCCTATTGTTACTGAATTCGAAGCTGCTGGTTATAATTTAAATAATCTTAATCCTAAAGTTAGAAATTCGTTACAGAATACTTATGA